TTGGTTCTGGAGCTGGAGCTGGAGCTGGAGCTGGAGCTGGAGCTGGAGCTGGAGCTGGAGCTGGAGCTGGAGCTGGAGCTGGAGCTGGAGCTGGAGCTGGAGCTGACGTTTTAATATATTGAGGTGATTGTTCTCTTGGTCTGAATGGCATTGTGTAATATATATAAAAGAAATATTATCTTTATAGTAAATGTTATTCATCGGTCCATCTCTTTTAAGTGGAATAGGTCAACAATGTAAAAAATATATGGGTCTTTTTCCTGGGAGTCAGTACATTGAACTTCAAAATGATATACCGGTATGTGAACGTGCATTTATTTATGCTTTACCTGTACCATACTGGTTAGATAAAATACCTGAAATTAAACGTAAAATCAAACACGTTACGTGTATGACTATATGCGAGACTGAAACTGTACATGAAGATTACGGTAAACTGTTTAAACTCTTTGATAGAATCGCCGTACCAAGTGAATTTTGTAGAAAGGTATTTAAAAAACAATTTCCAGAAACAAACTTTTATATTATACATGCACATGTTCCTGACAATAGACCGTACACATTTTATCACATTGGAAATATAACCGATCCAAGGAAAAATTTTAATAAAATTATTGAAACATTTGTTCGTATGAATAAACATGATTCAAGACTTCTGATAAAAGCGACGTGTAAACAACCCATTCAAATAAATATACCAAACGTTGAAATTATAAATGGTCTTATCCCCGATGAAGAAATAGAAAAAATACATGCCCTGGGTGACTGTTATGTAAGTTTTTCAAGTTCGGAAGGTATAGGTATGGGTGCAGTGGAAGCGGCTTTACGAAATAAACCAGTCATTATAACGGATTATGGAGGTGCACCTGAATATATAAAAACGCCGTATACGATAGACTGCGAACGTCAAAAACTCGTAAAAGATGATTTTTTGTATCAGGAAGGTATGGAATGGGGAAAGCCAAATGAAAAACAATTACGTGAGTTTATGGAAGATGCATATACCAAGAAAGTAAGGTATATGGAACATCCGAGGACTCATATGTTGACGTGTAAAGAAAACGTATTACAAGAATTCATCGCTAATGTAATTAGTAAGGAAAACGATAACACCTGTCAAAATGACACCGGATGTGAGTGAACCTCTTTGAGCAATGAGCATGGCGACGATATCGTCAATAAATTTAATATTAGTTGGTTGTTTGAGTATTTCTGGTAAGATTTTTGAAATTGCAAGATAAAGTATCATAGCTATTATGACGGGTCTGAGTGTTTCTTGATCTAACATCTTTTATAATACAGGAATATTTATTTTTGGTCTCGTTCCTAACACTTGATCATCTATTCTATGTTTTTTACAGTAGTCCCCGCACACAGCTTTGAATGTACATTTTTTTCCTGATAATGTAAATGCTTTACATATATTGCGAGTTTCAGAAGTGTCTTGTTTGGGTACAGAATCTAAAACCTGTATCGGTTTTGTTTTTTGAGATTCGAGTTTCTTTTTCCTCATTTTATCGAGAATTGACGCCATTTCTTCTGGTGTTTTTTTACTTGTTTTCAAGGTTTTGGATACACGTAAACAGTCATCATAAGTCTGAATATTTGATTGATGTTTTTTAGTGAGTACATTTTTAGTATCACTAAAATTCGTTTGAATCACGGTCGGTAGAAAGTATTGCGACATCTTAATTTTTACTAAAAATAAAATAAATTAGGTTAGTAAAGGATGTGGTTCTTTACAAAACTTAAAAGGACGTATAGCTTCACTTTAGGCGAGTAATATAAAAGATAAAACCTTTTGTTTTTAAATGTATCTTAAGTGGACAAAAGAGTGTTATTTATGTGAATGTCCATTAGAACCGCATATACACACGAATAGTACAGAAGAACGAATACTTCTTCGCGAATATAAGAAAATAAAACCTATTTTTATGGTTAACAATGGTGGATATCTGAAATTTTTTGATATGAATATAAAACGTACCTGTTATGCGTGTTATATAACATCTTACAAAAATATTCAACCCAGCTCACTTAGAAACAGAGAGTGTGGTCGTATAAAAAATATATATTCAAAACCCAAGTCAAAAACAAAAGATGAATTATTACATTGGTTCGAAGGACTAAAAATATACTTAAGTAAAAGACGCAATACAACATAAATGAGTGAAAGTATTCAAAAACTCACACACGTGGAACATATTTTAAAGCGTCCGGATTCGTACGTTGGACCTGTTTCACGTGTAGCGGAACCATATTGGATATATGAAAATGATAAATTTGAAAAGAAAACTATCATGTATTCCCCAGCACTTTTAAAAATATTTGATGAAATTTTAGTAAATGCAATTGACCGAAACTCCATGTACCCAAAAAATGTAACGTCTATGAGTGTTTCTATCGATAAAGTGTCTGGTGAAATAACAATTGAAAATAATGGACCTTTGGGTGGTATCTCCGTTAAAATGCACGAAAAAGAAGGTTTATGGAATCCAGAGTTAACGTTTGGACATTTACTCACGAGTACAAATTATGACGACACACAGAAACGTGTTGTTGGTGGTCGTAATGGATACGGTGCAAAACTTACAAATGTTTATTCGACTAATTTTTCTATAAAAATTAAAGATGGAGAAAACAAGTGTATATACACACAAGAATGGTCAGATAATATGAAAAAGTGTAATACACCCAAAATAAAAAAGTATTCGAGTGCTACATCGAGTGTTTCGATTACTTTTATACCAGATTGGAAACGGTTTGGTATGACAAAAATGGATGATTCTATATATAAAATTTTTGAAAAACGGGTATATGATGCAAACATTTGTACGTCACAAAATTGTAAAGTAAAGTTTCAAGGTGAAGCATTGGCTAAAGCATCATTTAATACGTATGCAAAAATGTATACAAAATCTGATGAAATGTGTACCTTTACGAGTGATAGATGGTCGGTGTGTATTGCACCTTCAGATGATGGTTTCGAACACGTATCGTTTGTGAATGGTATATGTACTACAAAAGGTGGTTCACACGTTGATCACGTGTCTGGAATACTCGCAAACGGTGTTATTGAAGATATGGCAAAGAAAATAAAACTTCGACCTCAACAAGTCAAGAATGCGTTTTTTGTTTTCGTAAAAGCAACACTTGTCAATCCAAGTTTTAGTAGTCAGGTTAAATCGGAGTGTACACTCAAACCACAAGACTTTGGGAGTAAGTTTGAACCACCGAAAACGTTTATAAAGAATATTTTGAAAACAAGTGTTCAATCAGAACTCATGGCATTATCGAAGTTTCGTGAAATGAAAGAATTGAAAAAAACAGATGGATCTCGTAAATCAAAAATAACGGGTATCCCAAAACTGGATGATGCGAATAAGGCTGGTACTACACACTCTGGTAAGTGTACTCTTATTATTACTGAAGGTGATTCTGCAAAAACACTTGCAATTGCTGGTCTTTCTGTCGTTGGTCGTGATCATTACGGGGTTTTTCCACTCCGAGGTAAATGTAAGAACGTACGCGACGCGAGTGTAAAACAACTTACCGAAAACAAGGAGTTTAATGACCTTAAAAAGATTTTGGGACTTCAACAAGGGAAAGTGTATACATCACTCTCTGAACTCAGATACGGAAGACTCATGATCATGACCGATGCAGATAACGATGGAAGTCATATCAAGGGTCTCATTCTTAACATGATTCATTATTTCTGGCCAAGTTTACTTAAACTCAAGTTTGTTGTAAGTATGGTCACACCTATCATAAAAGCGTCTAAGGGTTCAGAAACAAAATCGTTTTATACGGACTCGACGTTTAGGCAATGGTATGGTAATGGTAAAGATGGATGGAAAATTAAATATTATAAGGGTCTTGGTACTTCTACGTCTGCAGAAGCCCGTGAATACTTTAAAAAAATAAAAGATCTTACGGTTCAATTTGATACGGATACTTCAATGGATGAATCTATAGTTCTTGCATTTGACAAGACAAAATCAGACTTACGTAAAACGTGGTTACTTGAAAGTACAGAAAAGAAGGCGTCCGAACTCGAAGTACAATATGGAAACGTTGAGCGTCTCGGTATTTCTGATTTTATTCATAAAGATCTTGTGAATTTCAGTCTTGCTGATTTGAAAAGGTCAATTGCACATGTTTCAGATGGTTTAAAACCATCACAACGCAAAGTGTTATACGCGTGCTTCACAAAGAATCTTACATCTGAAATGAAGGTTGCGCAATTAGCCGCATACGTTTCGGAAAAAACATCGTATCATCACGGTGAAGTTTCGTTGGCAGATACAATTGTAAAATTAGCACATAATTTTACGGGGTCGAATAATATTAATTTACTTGAACCATGTGGTCAATTTGGTACTCGTCTTATGGGTGGTAAAGATGCGAGTCAAACGAGGTATATATTTACAAAATTGACTAAAAGTGCGAGAATACTTTTTGATCCTAAAGATGATCCAGTATTAAACTATCTCGATGACGACGGTAAACAAATCGAACCAGACTATTATGTTCCTATATTACCAACCGTTTTGGTAAATGGAACTGAAGGTATTGGTACTGGATTTAGTTCATATATACCACCGTTTAATCCTTCGGATATTAAACAAAATATTGAACGTGTAATTAATGGTGAAAACATAGTACCAATGAAACCGTGGTTTGATAAA